TTGCACTGCCAGTTGACCCACCAGTATTGGAAATCCCTGAAAAACATTTAGACTTTGGTGTTCCGGGTGAGCCACCAGTAGTTGAAATTCCTGAGTTAAATCCAGAATTTGCACTACCAGTTGACCCGCCAGTGGTTAAATTGCCTGAGTTGAATGTTCCATATGCATTACCAGTAGACCCACCAGTGCACGAGTTGCCTGAGTTGGATGTGCCATTTGCATTACCAGTAGACCCACCAGTTTTAGAATTACCTGAATTGGAAATTCCAGAAGAACCTGAAGTTCCAACAGAAACTCCAAAAGTTGAAGAACCAAAAGTTGAAGTGAAAACAGAAACACCTAAACGTGAATTACCACAAACAGGTACAACTGTTTCAGCTCTAGGTCTTGTAGGTCTAGGACTCATGGGAGCAACTCTTGTTCTAAAACGTCGTAAAGACTAAAAGAGACGCCATATGGCGTCTTTGTTTTTTTACGGTTTTGTTTACACAAAACCTAATACGGGGAAACCCCGTACCCCTTTTCTCTCACGAAGTAGTCAATGCCAGACGGCTTTGTTACACAAAGCCTAAATGGGGTAAACCCCAAACCCCAATTACTAAGTGAAACTACAGACAGGAGAAACAATATGTCTAAAACAATTTATTTATTTGCAGATGTTGAAACAACAGGTACTAACTTTAACTTAGAAACAAGTCAAACTCAACGTAATGAACTATTGCAAATAGCCTATCAATTATGGAACAGTGATTTGACAGAACAACTTGCCATTGGTGAACATATCGTGGAGTTTACTAATCTTAATGAGGTTCTTGCCCTCATGGATGATTATGTCACAAATATGCATACATCAACAGGTCTCGTTGACCGGTTGAAATCTCACAACAATACAGAAAAGACGACTGATATTGATACCCACTTATTTGATATATTGAAACCCTATAAAGGCCAAGGTTATCGCATTATCTTAGTTGGTAATAATATTCAGTTTGATTATGAAGTAATCCGACGTCATCTACCACAAACTGTGACATGTCTACATTATGCGTTATTAGATGTATCATCTATTCGTCGTATGTTTGATATTCTTGGAAGTGATTTTGGAACTCAAACAAAAGCTAACAAGGCATCTAATCATGATGCACAAACAGACATTGAAGAATGTTTCAAAGAACTACAAGTTTATCTGAAACTTGTAAAGACAGCGCTGGAGAAATAACATGTCAAATACACATTTCATACCAAAAGGTACTATCGTTTCAGGATTTGCAGGTATTGGTAAAACGACAGCTGCTTTAAAATATGATAACGTTATCGATTTAGAGTCAAGTCAATTCTTTTTCCAACTACCGGAAAACCTGACAAATGAAGACTATGAAAAACTAAAAGGTGATACTTCTCGCCAAGCAAACCCAAACGGTTTGTCAGATTATATTGAAGCCATTATTGACGCTCAAAAACATTATGATTATGTTTTAATCGCCATGTTTCCACAGCTCATTCAAGAATTGAACAATCGAAATATTGATGTTCAAATTGTTGTACCTGACCTCAATGATAAACATCATTATGAGAAACGATATAAAGACCGGGGTAACCAATCAAATTGGATTAACAATATGGTAACAAATTGGGAAAAATATGTTGACCCAACCAGTCCCAGTTTCATCACAAACAATTTGAAAAACCCTATCAAAGAACAGATTGTTTTACATACAAGAGAATCCTTATCTGATATTATTGATGGAAATGTTCGATTCAAACCGCAACAAATTGTAAATGATTTAACAACATCACTTAGTAAGTATCATGTTCAAATCAAACAAGAATCAATGTTGAAAAACATCATCACAATCAAGTATCTATTTGAAAATATTGATGACCACCACACTTATCATCAAATCACGGTTAATCTTACACCATTAGCAGGTAATAACTATTGTAAAGCAAAAGAAAATGATGTTGAAATCATGTTTGAACAACGATGTGAGTCAACAACTATTTATGATGATTTTACACCAAAATTTCGATATTTAGAAATCAAATCAGATGCTGATATTCATCAACTACATGATATCATCAAAACCTTAGTCGTAAATGATATTCAATTCACAAAAACATTAAAACGACTAAACTTTGAATTATTATACTAAGAGATGTCGTTGACATCTCTTATTTCAAGGAGAATATATGAAATATAAAAGAAACGAGTGGGTTCTCTACAGAGGAAAACCACATCAAATCATTTGTATATATGAACATGCTCAATTGTATGATTTATTTTCTCATGATTACCCAGAAGCTACTGACATCACTGTATCAGAAGACGAAATTGAATCGATTCCAGATATACCATCATTTTGTATAGATGAAATGGTCATTATTAATGATAAACTTTTACCCGTTGAAGATATCGATTGTGGAACCTATCTCGTTGATGGTTATTTCCAAACGCCTTTCAAAATCACGAAAATCAATTACTAAAGGGAGATAACTATGCAATATGCAATTATTTCTGATATTCATTCAAATATCGAAACCTTAGAAAAACATCGCCAAAAACTTGAAGAGTTGGCAAAAACCAAACGCATTGTTTTTGCTGGCGATTATGTTGACGGGTATGAACAAGAAACCGGCGGAGGTGTCAAAGTTCTTGAGTTCATCAAAGAATTTGAAGAAAAACATGATGCCCTTGTCTTGTTGGGTAATCATGACCTCGTCTTTTTAAAGGCTTTGGGTTATCGAACACCAAAAAGTCTTCAAGAACAAAACTTTATTCATTGGCTTAATATTGGTGGCGAAGCATCACTCATGTCATGGATTCAGCATTTTGTTCCTGTTTTCAAACAACGTTATCAACTGTTAGAAGAACTCATTGACCAGCAAAGTCTACATGCCTTTGAAAACTTTATTCATAAGTATATGCAACCACTTGTTGACTGGTTAAATGACCATGATTTCTATCATCAAGATAAAAAGCTTTTCATCAGTCATGCTGGTGTTGACTTGGATAAAAGTTTAGCTCATCAAACAGAAGATGACTTTGTTTGGACACGTAACGAAATGTTTGATACATCTTTGACTTATGACGAAGTTCATCCAGACTGGCAGGATAAAGTCTTTGTCTTTGGTCATACACCAACATGTTTTATCCGTAATCATTATGGAATTCAAGAAGCAAATCCATATTTAGTTTATAAACCATCAACAAATATTGATATGTATGATATTGACGCTGGAAGTCATTCAGGATATCATACTCAACATTTGAATCTATTTGTAATTGATAATCAAGGTCAAGTGATTGACCAAGAGTTTTTAACAGCTTATAAAGGATAATCTATGCAATTTTCTATATTTTCTATTGTTGCAGGGACAAGCCGTTGTGTAACTGTTTGTCCATTTTGTGTTTCTGGTGAGTTAGCAACAGCTCAAAACCGTGAAGTGCCTGAAATTAACCATCGTAATTTACGAAAGGCTTGTGAGTTGGCGAAAACATCAGGTGTTCAAACAGCCATGTTGACGTCTCGTGGGGAGCCAACATTATTCCCTGACCAAATCACAGAATATTTGGAAACCTTAGAACCTTATCATTTTCCATTTATTGAACTTCAGACCAATGGAATTCCAATGGCACGTAAATTTGAAACTTATCAACCATATCTTCAACGTTGGTATGAATTAGGTTTATCCACTATTTTGATTTCAACGGTCTCGAACCGACCGGAAATTAATGGTGAAGTCTATACACCACGCACCAAACAGTATATTGACTTACCACAACTAATTGCAAATTTGCACGAAATTGGTTTTTCTGTACGTTTAACAGCTGTTTGTACCAAAGCATGGATGTCGACACCTGAACAAATTGATGAGTATTTGCAATTCGCTAAAGAAAATGCGGTTGAACAGGTGACTTTACGTCCACTAAATGACGAATATCGTCGTGAAACAGCCCAAGCTTGGATTAACGAACACAAGATGTCTGAAGAAGATAAGGAAAACATTTACAATTTCCTTAATGAAAATGGACATAAACTGTTAGAGTTGCCAAATATTGGCAATGTCTTTGACTATCAAGGTCAAAACGTTATGTTTTCTTATTCTTTAACCAAGTATAACGACCATAATGATGGTGAAAACATGCGTAATCTTATCTTTTTCCCCGATGGACAATTGCGTTACGAATGGGAATGGGACGGAGCCCGTCTACTATGAAAGTATATAACGAAAATCATCACAGTTCTGTTCATCCGGAACTCCTCAATGAATTAGCGAGTTATCGTTACTGGCGTAACTTCAAAGCTGACGAATATATTGAGCAAAAAACAGCACTTCTCAATCGCTACATGAGTCAATGTCATTTAGATACAGCCGTTGTGGCCATATCTGGTGGTATTGACTCTGCCTTAGTGTTAGCTCTTGTGAATGAAGCATCAAAACGAGAAGATTCACCTATTAAGAAAATTGTACCTGTTGCAATGCCCTTATATGACGGTGTTTTGACAAATCAAGAAGACGCAACAGCCAGAGCTCGAGAATTATGTGACGTACTAGGTCTTGACTTGACCACTGTACCAATCAATGGTCTTGTGAGCGCTTACATTGTTACGGCTGAAACTGCAAATTATCAAACAACACCATGGGCGACAGGTCAAATGGGTGCATATGCTCGTACAAGTTTCTTGTATTATTTGAATTCTTTATTAAACGAACAAGGGTTCAAACCAATTCTTGTTGGTACGACCAATATGGACGAAGGTTGTTATTTAGGCTATGTTGGTAAAGCATCTGATGGTCTAGTAGACGTACAATTGATTACTGACATTCATAAGTCTGAAGTTTACACCTGTTCTCAGTTACTGGGTATACCAGAATCTATCATGACCGTGATACCAAATGGCGATATGTATGACGGACGTGTGGATACTGAAGTCTTTGGAGCACCATATGATATTGTTGAATTATATTTAGCTGAACGACAAAAATCGATTACGGTAAATGTATCTGGTGACGCTGAAGTTGAGTATAACGAATATAAGGCGGCTTTGGATAAGTTGCATGCTTATAATCGACATAAGTATTTCGCTTTATCACCTGCTGTGCATTTAGATTTGTGGTCAACAGAAACAGACGATGGTTATATTAACTATCATGAACGGTTGAATTATATTTTAGAGTAGGTGAATTATGACAATTACAAAAGAACAATTTGAACTCTTTAAAAAACATTTTGAGATTATTGAAACAACCAAAATGATTTCAATTTATCGAGTTGATTTGGACTATGAAGACTTTTTGGATATTGGTTTTGATGACGATAATTTCGATGATGATTGTTTGCTCAACGCTGATTGGGAACATAAAGAGTTACGACCAATCTCATCTTATGGATATTCCATCATTGATAAAGAAACTGGTAGAAAACTTACTGACATATATGGCCTTGATGATATCATTGAATTCATCACAGAAGACATGGACATGTATCTAAAAGACTAAAAGGAGCCCCGCTTGGACAGTTATAAACAACTAATACATGATTTTGGTATGAATATAGCTGAAAAAGCTGGTTATATTCCACCACAGTCATGTCAGAACTTAAAAGAAGCACAAGAATACAGTCCCGTAACAGACAATTACTGTTTGATTACAACAGGTTGTTTTGCACCATTACATACCGGTCATGTTCATATGATGAACGAAGCCAAAAAGTGGCTTGAAAGTCAAGGACATGTAGTAGACTATGGTTCTTTTGTGTTAGCTCATCAAAAATATATTGACCAAAAACATGGACGTTTCACCTTAGAAGAGCGTCAATATTTGGCTCAAGATTTAATAGGTGATTATACATGGTTGCATGTAGATGTTCGTGCAAATCTGTATTATGATAATGACACCAACTTCACCCAAATCATGACAGAACTGTTTCCTCATTGTAAGAAACAAGCCTACATCTTTGGTTCAGACCGTTATGAGTTTGGTTACGTCGCTCAAACTGATGACCGTTTGTATATTTGCGTCATTCGTGATGAAACTCATATACGACAGGTCAAAGACTTGTATGATAATTTAAACTTGCCTAATTTGGTCTATATTGTTCCAGAACACATTGACCCGTCATCTAGCACGGCAAAAGTAGACAGTGTCTACTTACCTGAACCCAGTCAGGCCCACCGATGCGCCATTCGTGATGATGGACTTTATTATATGTCAAAGTCCTATCAAAAAGCTTATGACATTTTCAAACAACGATTAGAAGAAGCTTTTAGACTTTGTAGTCCATTTACTCAAATTGATTGGATAAATGTAGATGAGCAATTAGAAAAAGTCCCTGACTTTGACAAACCTGTAATCAGTTTGGACAAATATTATAAGGGCGACATTCAACTCAATATCAGTCGTTATTTTGAGATTTTTGGTTATCAAAAACAAGCCAAAGATTTAATCTACAGTACTGAATATGATGAAGAAATTCCCCTTAAACCCTTAACCTGTCATTTACCAGTTGACAACTATATCCTTGTTGATGACGACTCTGTAAGCGGTTATACTGTACACCGGTTATCAGAAGAAATCGACACCATTGTTGAAACTTATACTCTTATGGAGCAAGTTTATGATGATGTTGTAGACGCTCGTGACTTTTTATTTGGAGCTAAATATTCCGGTCTCGTATGTAAGTTACCAAACGGAAATGTAAAACGAATTCCCTATATTTGGCCTTATGTAAATCTCTATCACCGAGCTACTGTACATTTGAATAAGCAAGCCTTGTTTAGTCAGTTAATTAAAGAGGCTAATCAAGAGTTTCAACGAAATATTACAATTTCATGACAACGATTGACACCGTGTACCTTTCATGATATAATAGTATTAGGGAGTCAACTCCACTTATATCATGAAAGGTTATTATGAAATTAAAGCAACTGTTGCTATCGACACTAATCCTGACTGGGGCTGCATTGGCAAGTCCGGTATTAGCTGACGAAGTTGTGCAACCACAAATTAAGGATATTACCAATGCAGAAAAAATTGAACATTTAAAGGCTGAACAAATCACCCTTGAATCAACAATTAAATCCGTAAAGGCGAAAATGAAAACAGCCAAGACGGAAACATCTAAAGCGACAGCTTTAACCGTACCCGGTTTAGTGACAACTGAACTAAATGCAAGTGATACATTAGAGAAACAGTTAAACAGTTTAGAAGCTGAAAAAAACACTGTTGAATCAAAACGTATCGCACTGGAAAAACAGGAAATTAAGGAAAAAGAAAAGGCTGAAGCTGAAGCC